AATTAGGTTTGTAAGTTTAGAATAAACTAAAATGCCCTTAGCCAGATTTGCGTTTGTAGCATCATATATCTGTTCAATAGGCATATTTTTGTCCACTAGTTCAATAATATTCCTTAACTTTCCATTATCGTCCACAAACCAACCGTTAATTAAATCCTTCATACTTATAATTTCCACATTTCTACCTCCACATTATATAATCAACTGATTTCACTATTATTTTTTATATCTTTTTTTCTTGTTTAATCTTAGTTCTTATTTTGTAAATAGTTTTTACAACTTCATCAGGAAATGTAACTTCGATATCGTAAGGATAGCTCCCTTTATTTATATTTATTGTATCTTCTGCTTTTAAATAAACTTTAAAAACACCATTAACCGCATCTGTAATCAAAATCTGGGCGGGGTCTGTAGAACTCTTTTGTATAAGATATTCAGATGCGTTTACGGTCTGTTTAACTGTAAATTTAATAACAGCATCAGTTAAATCTACAGGCAGTTCATTACAAATAACATAAACTGTCAATATGTCGGAATCACCTATATACATATTAAGTCTTGCCATTATCTATCTTTTATCTCCAAGAAATTAAACGGTGTCGGGGAGCGAAATTTAACCGCTCCCCTTACCGCTATGTTTTATATTCTTGACAATTAATCAAGAACAGCTTTAACAATTCTATCCGGGTCCAGTACACCAAATCCGAGACGCTCATGAGCAATAACACCCACACGCAGACTCAAGACAGCCACGGGGTCATCAAAAGTCTCTAGTTCGTCACGAATCGGCATATACCCAAGAAGACCAGGGCGAGTATCAATAAAGTAAGCCTCAGTATCTGCAAGTCCGTAAACAGGATAGATATTAGCTCCCCAAATGGAGCCCATGCCTTTGTCATCAAATACACGTGTTTGCACTTCGTCTGAAATATCAGTCACAGTCCATTCACGAATATCAGCAACTTTATTAGGCGAGGCGAAGATACCCGTAACTTTATAGCCCCGACGAGCTTCCATTTTCTTAAATGCACCGCTGATGGTCTTCAGACTAAGCCCCTCTTCCGAACTAGTAAGGTTAACAATATTATCATCAGTAACGGCAGCTTTTAGAACTGCCCATCCCTGAGATTCCTCCATATCTACTAGTCCATCCAGAAGCCTTTGACGCGCACGAGACGCAACATCCATACGACCGTCCTTTGCAAGCTGCATTTTATAAGAAACGTGGTTAACAATCTCGAAAGTGTTAATAGTCACTTCTTCCGTTTGGAGTATGTTTTGCGGTATAGCACCCATCTTCGGCATAATCCAAGCATTTACGTAATCGAAATCTAGGACATACCTAGCTTCAGCTCCTGGGGGAAGTTGTTCAATAGTATAAATACTACGAACAGTTGCTTCTGCAGGAAGCTTTTCGCGAATCATTTCAGCCCAAGCCGCAAGATAAGCCTGACGATTTTCAGCCGAAGCATGTGCCTCTTTGAACCGCTCAACTTTTTCCAAGTAAGTCAATTCGTCGGACATAAGTTTTTACCCTCCTTTTCTTTATTATTTTTGTACTTATGTTTTCGTACTGTTTTTATTCAATCAAACAACAAACGTTATTGCCTGATTAACGGAGACACCTAAACTTTACAACTCCGTCTGAATCTAAATCTTCTAGAGCAATACCTACGGCAACTGCATCTTCAGCAACGGAACCACTAGCTGGAGTAATATATCCACCACTAGTCTCATGAGGATACAGAACATCATCAGCAGACACGCCACCAATAACCTTGTCTGTCTTCAATACACCGTTATCACCACAGAACACACCACACGGAGTAAGCTCATTGTCAACCTGACAAATGCGAGTAATCAAACCGTTTAACTCCAGCTCATCAAAACCTGTTGCGTTTGCTTTTTGAGCACAGAAACCATAAGGCTCCATAGCGCCAGAACATTTGACTAGTTTACCATCACTAAGAGAAACCACCATCATTTCATCAAGTGCCTCTCCTGCCACATGGAATATAACCAACGTATTCTGATATATGCCATGAAATAATTTGCTTTGTGGATTATCAGCCATTAATTTTGACCTCCTTTAAAATAATTTTTTATGTTACACAAAGTAACTTTATAGAATTGTTTTCCAATATTTAGCATCCTTTTTATTTGGCTCATTTTCAAGATTCAACGAACCAACTGCAGCAGTCTCAGCCGTTTCATCAGTCGATTCTGCAGTTTCCTCTTCCTCTTCTTCTTGCACAGAAGCTTCGGAATCAACTTCTTCTATTTCTTCGTGTTGCTCAGAAACAATTTCAGTCTCTTCCTCTTCTTCATCTTCAGTACCACCATCCGTCACTTCTTCATCTTCTAAAGAAGATTCCGCTACAACAGTTTCCTCAGAAACAATTTCCTCAGAAACAATTTCTTCAGTAGCAGCCTCTTCGCTTATATCAGAAGTTTCATCTTCGGCTGGCATTTCTGTTTGAAGTTCCTCTCCAACAGGGGTTTCAACAACAGACTCTTCTTTGCTAGCACGACTCATTAGCGCATAGAAAAGAGCATCCCATTCTTCGTTATCGAGCTTGCTAATTAAAGAAGCCATTTCAGGACTTACTAAAACGCCCCGACTAGCCAGAGCGGTCATACGAGCAATCAAGATTATAAGAGATTTCTTATCTGTTTCTAACGCAGCAGTCCTTTCTTTTAAGTCTTTAATTTCTATTTCTCTTTCAGCTAATGAAGCCTCCAAAATAGTAAGTGAGCCTGCAGGAGTACCGTCTTCTGCCTCTGTTACAGGTTCAACAATTTCGTTTTCTTCTCGCAGTTCTTCAGTATCGCACACATCTTCGTGAACCGTGTTTTCCATAGAACTAGCCCCCTTTCGACTTTCTTTCTTTTTGTTGCAAATATTGCAACCATTGTGCTCAATTCCAAATTTCTTCATCGCACGTAAGATTCTATTATGAACTTCTTTGAATTTCTTCTCACTATAATCCGCTGTTACGCCTTTTTTCGGACGATTGCTATAGAATTGATTCAAATAACTCATAGCAGCTTTTACGTGTGCTTCAGTATCAATTGGAAAAGCACGATTTTGAGGGTCAGCAAATTGACTCTCTTTTAAATTTTTATATTTTTCAGCATTGGTGATTTCATATTCGCTTTGAATACTTTTATGTTCATCAATGTTAACTTGTTCTAATGTATCATCTAAATTCCGCACAAATACTTTCCTCCTTTTAGTGAAAATCTTTTTCCACTATCAGAAATTTTCCCTCACTATGCAATCTGGCATGTTCTAATATTATCTGTTCTTCAGTCATTGGACTAGGAATTTGTTTCTCGTAAACTTTATGGAGATAATCGTGATATTCTTTATCTGTCCGATTTGAAGCACACGCTAATATTGTAGCATCATCATCGGCAGGACTATAAGTAAATGCCCCACCACCAAAAATAACATTAATTAACTCACGTGATACAAATTTATTATCGACTGTTGTTCCTATTGCTCCTAACAATTCTTCTGATGCCTCAGCTTCGGGAACAACATAATCATATTCACCAACTACCACATTAAAATCAGTAAACCAACACTCCATCGACATGCACAGGTCATTGTTTTTGTAACCTGCTTGCACTAAATTGGTATATTCAGGATATTTAAATCTCCAAACATTACCATCACATTGAATAAAATATCTTTTATCATCGACTTCTTGTTGTAAACTAGAGGCTACTATTGTGCCAATATTTGGTTCATCATGCTCCCAATTAAGAGGCTTAAACATTGGGGTTTTCCAAGCGGCTTTCAACTCTTGTTGATTAAACCTATCTCCTTTACTATTTGCGCCCTCATGACACAATTTAAATCTTACAGGCAAAATATCTTTACTTTCTCTAAGGTTAGCAATAGCGATATCCTCTAAAGTCACTAATTCTACATCAACATCAGTTTTTCTGTAGTTTTTTATCATATTATTTACTCACCGCCTTTTTCTGGTGAAACACTTTCTACCAACTTACAAAGCAACAAATTCAATCCTTCAAGAGTTTCGTCTTTCATTTGGTTAGATTGTAATGCAGTCGCATTAGACTGTATAATAGACTGTGCCATACAATCTAATTTTTCACAAATCTCTCTAGAAAAATCCGTCAAATGGTTTGACGCTAGTGTTGTCAACTGGTTGATAGAATCAACAAATTTATCTCTCTCTAATTTATTATCAACTCTCAGTTGCGCAAACTCTGTAAACACAAATTTCATATAATCATTAACCATCTTGGGAAAAAATCGTTTTACCAAAAAAGCTAATATGCCTATCAACACGCCGTTTGCACTCACGATAGCTGAAATCAATGCCGCTAACTGCCCTCCGCTCATTCATGTTCCCTCTCTTCTTCACTAGGTTCTTGCGGGCTTCTCTCTGAATAACGGGGATTAACCTCTGTATTTGGTCTTCCGTCTCCACCAGGAGCAGGACTTTTGGAAGCACTAAATGGTACATAAATCGGTTTCCAAATATCTTCATTTTCCGCATCTCTCTTTTTACGTTCCAAAATTTCCTCATAATCAAAGTCTGCATCGTCTAGCATTGACTCAACATCTAACATACCCCTATCATTAAGATTCATCATAATATCCTTAAAAACTTTTTCATCCCGCAAGCTTAATCTATCAAACACAACTTTTGGATATTCTTTTAATCCTTCTAGTTCAGCGATTTTTCTATACTCTTCTTCTAACCAACGAGCAACAACATGCCGCCCTCTGTTTAATTTTTCTACCACCGCTAACAAACTCCAAAAAGCAGCACCAGAACTGTTTCCTTCGCCTGTTATCAACAAGAGAGGCATCCCCATAGCCTTGTCTATGTCTTTGTCTAATTCTTCATATTTCTCTGCAAACAGAGATTTAAAATCAGGTCTTAACAACTCTACCTGAACCGTGTGATTACATACTAGTTCATATGATTTAGCTGTATTTTTTAACAGCGCTGCCATTGCTTTTAATTGCGGTCCATCAGCAGGATATTCATCATTACCAACCTTTACCACAACCAAAGTATTAATATTACCCTCAGCCGTAGCTAAATCCATTTCCCTCAATCGCCTTTTCACCAGCAAAGGTCGTGCGGCTGACATTACAAATGGCACACTATATCGTTGATAAGATTGTCGTCTCCTGCTAATGCGAGAAGCTTTTTCAACATCCAATGGTATTTGCTTTCTTACCCCAATTAGCTTTTTTATATCTTCTGGCAAATTGCCTATTAATCTTTTTTCCAGTTCGGGCCATTGACTTAATGCTTTGAAAAGGTCGTCATCTAGATTTAATGCTATTATTTCACTATCAAAAAGTAACGGTCCTAAAATTTCTACTTTGGCTGGATTCAAAACAGTATAAGGATAATAAACGCTCCCCACATCGGGCCCGGTTTTAACCGTGTTTCTGTCTCCACGATATACAAAAACATCTTCTATTAAATAATACTCAAGAAAAATTTCTCTAAGTAATTTATCCATATCTGCAAAACGACAATGAGTGTCAAAAAACTTTTTTGCTTTTTTGTTCTCAGTCATGTTCTTAAATTTAGTGCTAGAAAAGTCTACCATCGTATCAATTACGGTACGTACAATACCTTCTTCTTGATACATCTGTCGAGCAAAATCTACACAAGCATGAAAATCTGAACTATCTGGTATCTTTACCTGTTGATACTCGTTTAATCCATATCTTCCACCTAATCCTGTATTAGCTAGTGTAAAAAATAATTTAGCAGTATTTCCTTCTCTTTGAACTGCTACAATATTTGGATTTATTTTTTTCATTTCTTTCAATAGCTTTTTATTTTGTTTATCGCCACTTGAAAAGAAACGATTTCGTCTTTTACCTTTTAATGCTAAAATATCCTCTAATTCCATTTAGAAAAACCCCTTTTAATCCTTTATTCCTTTTAAACGTTTAAATATCTTTACAACCGTGGGCCAAAATTCATCATCAGACTCTTTATAACTTTTCAGAGCCTCATGTTTTGCTTTTTCCCAGAGTTTTTCGTCTCGCTTGGTTTTAACCAGATTTGAAGGCATAATATACCACCTTTCAATTATAAATCAACGAATTTTTCATATGTTTGTTATATATGTTCTAAAGGTTAGTAATTACGCCCAAAGTGCTGTGGGTAATATTATTTTTTTAGGCACAAAATTGAAAGTATCAGCAGCTTTGTTGGCAACCAGCAGAGCGGAATAGCGGTCTTTATTCATACCAAGTGGCACATCAAATTTAAGATATCCAGAAGTTCCTGTCGTAGGTTCTACAGCAACGCTTTCCAATTCTTTTACCAACTGTTGAACATCCTCAAAAACGTCTTCCGCATCTTCGTCTATTTCTTCCGAACTAAATGGGGTGGCGGGTATCCGTAACAGTCCGTGTTCCATCCTAGCTTTCAAATCGTAGTTCATTTCCGCAATACTGGGTGAGGAAAAAACTATCAAATCTAATATTTCTCTACCGTGTCCTAGTGCTGCTCTTTGTTCTTTATCTCCTACAACCAAAATAGGTGGTCTGCGCTCGATAATTCCTGTTTTACGATTTACAATACTGTGCTCTTGAGCCAATAAATCGGCTATAGCTCTACCCCCACCATAAGCGTCACATCCTATCCGCACGATATCAAATCGCTCTAATAAATCTAAAATTTTATCTTTCATCACAGGGAAGGGCTTGCCCTTATATGCCTCTACTCTCACTACATTACGATGTTCTCCTTCTAATTCTAAAACCACGATTCCAAAATAGTCTTCAGACCTTGCGGGGTCTAGCCCCAAAACATATTTATATCCTTTACGTCCTTCTTTTAACGGAACTACAAATCGAGTCAAACATTTTTTCTGAATCAAACTAGCGGGGAAAAAGCCAATACTATCTTGCGGAAACTCAGCAAGATACTCCATTCTAAAAATGATATCAGGCGAAGTCGCTTTCTGCATTTCCACAACCTTCATATCTATAAATCTTTCGGGCGTATCATGATAATTGAATTTAGATAAGAAATAATCTGAATCCTGCTCTTCGTGAATTTGTTTTAACCAATAAACATACTTCTGATATAAGTGATTGAATTGATAATTAGCACTAGAGCTAAATACAAGAACATTAGGAGCATCATCATCATCTATTCCTAAATATCCTGCCATTGGGTTTTTATAAGTGGTCATAAATGGAGTAATCGCCATATCAATAATTTCACTAGGAACAATAGCCGCCTCGTCAATTATAATAACAGTTGCACGTGTTCCACGGATTTTTCCACCATCTGCTCCAAGAGGTAGCGCAATAAAAGTAGAATCGTTTTTGAATGTCATTTTGTATTCACTAGTACCATGCTTTGGTCTGTCTGCCAGAGCGTCTTTAGCATAAGGAGCACGATTAATCCATTTTTCAGCTTCTGCAAATACTAATATAGACTGACGAAAAGAGGGGCCAACAATTACTATTTTTTCGCTTGGGTAAAGTAAACATCTTAAAAGCCCGTAAACAGCCGCCAAAAAACTTTTACCGCAACCGCGCCCCCATACATTTAAAATCCATTTGGCTTTCCACATACCGCGCAAAGCAACTCTTTCGTGTGGAGCTAATGGAAGTTTGAGTAAAACTTCAGATGCTAGTACAGGGTCTTCTCTTAGTTTGTTAATAAATACAATAAGACTTTCCAAAGGCACATCTTTTAAAGTTTGTGGTTGTAGCTGTCTAAATAAACGAACATCATTCATTTTTTATTTTCCGAGCCTCCGTTTTGCAGTTAAATCATCCCAAATGTCTTTCTTCTTTTCTGATACAGCGTCTGCTTTTTCCTTTGCTGAAAATTTATTTTCCATATACTTTCTAAAATCTTCCTCTATAGCCTCAGCGCTTTCGTCTTCCCTTACATCCAGATTATCAACACATTCTAAATCCTTTAGAAATTCTAATCTTTTCTTTTCCATTAAACTAGCATCCTCTGTATCATATGTCTCTTTCTTAGTAGAATAATCCATTTTAATATTTTCAAAATTAGAAATCAACGTAGCTATATTATCTTCCTTGCCGCCCTTCGCTCCTAATCTCGCTTTCCTGGTTGCCCCTAACTCTTGAAGAGAGTCTTTATAGGTTTTGGAAATTTTATGAATTTGGTCTGATATTTTATCACTAGAAAAGTCTCCATACAACTGATTTTTAAACAGCCTATCTAATGCTAATTCACACATTATTACCAATCTTAAAAGTCCCTCATCAGCAGAACTATTCATCTCATATTGTTCTAAATATTCAAACCATCGTTGTTTAAAAAACTGCATTTCTTCTTCGTTTAATATTTTAAAAACAGAAAGAAACTGATTACTAACATTAACTGTTTCAGGCAACTGCTCATATTCAATGTCTGCAGGAGCTTGAGGGCGAAGATTTTCTAACGCTCGTCTTTTCCCCTCTTCTGTCTTAGGACCTGCCTTATGCTCTTCTCCTGCTTGATTAACAACTTCTTTGCGTAAAATTTTTTCAATTTCCTTGTTTGTTAATTTCCTTTTATTTCCTTTAGCAGAACCATTTATTTGTTCTTTTTTCACTCTCTAAACCTCCACAAAATGTTGCTTTACAGCCACGTTTGTTAAATCAGTTTGATTCATAATCTCATCAAAAGTATTGGTAAAATGTGGTAAAAAATTATGCCATTCAAATTGCTTTGCAAATATAATACACTTATCACTATATTCTTTTAAAAGCTTTCTATCATAATATAATTTATTCATCTTCTCCACAAACTCATCTACATCCACTAATGGGCGATGCTGACATAAAGTACGATGATAAATCCAAGCAGCAGGTTTTACCAGCTCCCCATGCCCCTCTAATAGTTCACGATGAGAACTATAATCTACTGCAATTGAAGGAACACCACAAGCAGCCGCTTCAAGGAACGGGAGTCCAAACCCCTCACAGTTTGTGGTAGTAACAAATACATCCAGCATATTATAAAGTTTATTCATATCGTCTATTGGAATACCACCAATCGGGTCTGCACCTTTGCTAAAAATAACATCGTTTTCAAGCAAATTATATTGCATCATTGCTTCTCTTAAATCATATCCTTGGCGCTCTTCAACGGGTTTAGTATGCATTATCAACACAACATCTTTTTTATCAGTTCTAAATTTAGACCAAGTTTCTAAAAGCCTAGCCGGGTCTTTTCGTTGTGAATTAGTACCAACATATCCAAAAATAAACTTATCTTCTAATTGATTTTTTGCTCTAGTTTCTTTTTTTTCCTCTTCGCTTAGAGGATAAAATTCGTTCGTATTAAACCCATGATAATACATTTTAATATCTCTTTTAAACCTATATCCAGTTTTTACCAATTCTTCATACCCATATTTAGAATATGTAATAACTTGGTCTGCATCAGTTAGTGCGTGTTGCCAGCGTCTAGGAATAGGAGCAGAATCTATGGGCGTATACAATACCCATTTAAACATATTTCGAGTTTTCATATTAGGAATCCAGGTTAACATATATACATCTCCTAATGAAAAAACAATATCAGGTTTATACTCTTCCACAATACCATCAAAAATATTTACCCCAAAATAGTTTTCAAACCCCATAGGAGACAGAACGGGGTAAATCTTATAAGGATAAGTATTTGGCTGATTCGGCATATGACACCAACCAAGCTGTCTTACCTCATGTCCTTGCTCTATAAAATATTTGTTCAATGTCCTTAGTACGTTTGCAAATCCTGAATTAATGCACGGAGTTTCACCCACGGTTAGAATTTTCATTTCCCTTCCCTTCCTTTATCAAACCAAATTATAAAATTATGCTCATTCTCAAATTTAACATCATTATATTCCTGTTCCCTTTTCTCACATTTATTAAGCTCGTCCATCATGCTTTGGTGATAACAAAAAACATAATCAGGACACCTGATTTCATTACAATGAACACGTTTATTCTTATTATATACTTTATATGGAAAAGATTTTGACCTCGCCATAATATCACCTTCCAATAATAACAACGCAAAAAACACATAAAAGTTATACAATATATTAATCTTTTTTGTTAAATTTTTGTTAAATTTTTGTTACAAACTTGTTACATTTAATTGAACAAATTCAGAAAATCCATATCTTTATTTCCTATATATAATATATATATAAATATATATATAGTAGAATACATATAGTATGTGGATACATACTAATTGTCTTTTAGATAAAGAATATACATACATTTCAGAATTATAATTTAATATATTTAATGTCTTCATTGACATTCAGACATTAAATGCACAGCATTAAAATTAATTGGCAAATTCAAAACTTGCCAACTTGTTCTAAATGTGATATAAAGGAATCGAAAATAAATTTCTATTAGGAGTTAAAAGTTATGACTTTAGCACTTAAATATCGTCCAAAGACTTTTGAAGAAGTGAAAGGACAAGAAAAAACAATTAAGATACTCGTCGGGATGCTTAATCAAAAGACTCCCGCTTCAACATATATTTTTGCAGGAGCAAGTGGTACGGGGAAAACTACTGTAGCTCGTCTTCTAGCAAAAGCTGTAAACTGTGAAAAAGGAATTACTGCTAATCCTTGTCAACAATGTTTGTCTTGTGTTGCTATTGATAATCTTAGTAGTCTTGACTTGATGGAGATAGATGCGGCTACAAATAGGGGAATCAATGATATAAGAAATCTGCAGAGCGAAATCAATCATTGGCCCAACAACAGGTATAGGGTAGTGCTTTTAGATGAAGCTCATATGTTATCAAGAGAAGC